GGGGAAGCTGGTTGACAGCATCCAGCGGTGCCTTGAGCGCCGGGATGCAGCCTACCAGACCCGCTGGGATAAGGTCTGGTCGTCGGCACTCTGCCAGCGGTACCGCCGCCCTGAATCCGATGATCACTGGCTGTGGGCACGGGCGTTTTATGATGCTCCAGTTATCGACCTGCGGGCAATCGCTGTGCTGGTCCAGTTACCAGTCAAATAATCGCACAGGGGGTGCCGTTTTGGTGCCTCCTTTCTTTAGACGATGTAGAAGGAGGTTCAGATGGACCAGCCTATTACGCGAGCCGAGCATGAGGAGTTCAAGCGTCGGCTCGAAGAGGAAAATGCCCGTCAGGACAGACGAATCGCCTTGCTGGAGGAAAGCGTAAGCAAAATGGGCGCACTGTCCACTTCGGTCGAGAAGCTGGCCCTGAGTATGGAGAGCATGGTCAGGGAGCAGGAAAAGCAGGGAAAACGGCTGGAAACTCTGGAGAGCCGCGATGGAGAGCTGTGGCGTAAGGCCGTCGGCTATGCAGTAACGGCCATTATCGGTGCTTTTCTCGGCTATGTGTTCACCCAAATCGGTTTTTAGGAGGTGTGCAAGTTGAGCATCATTACGTTCCAGCGCGGGGATAAGACCGCGCTCACCAAGAACTTTACCAAGTCTGAGTTCGAGTGCCCCTGCGGCTGCGGACAGCAGTCGGTTGACATGGAGCTGGCCGAAAAGCTCCAGCTCCTCCGGGACAAGGTAGACCGTCCGCTGAAGATCACGTCCGGCTACCGCTGCATCACGCACAATGCGGCTGTGGGCGGAAGCCAGAACTCCAAGCACCGCTATGGCATGGCGGCGGACTGGAGGACGGAGAACCGCAGCATCAACCCGGTGGCACTGGGCATCCTTGCTCAGGCCGTGGGGTTCGGCGGCATCGGCATCTACTGGCACAGCCGTGGGGCTTTTGTTCACGCCGACACCCGTGGCACGAAAGCGACGTGGCTCTGCACCACGCCGGGAAAGTACCCCAGCACGACCTACAACAAATTCGTGCTTCCCACCATCCGACGGGGCTGCACCGGGCCTGCAAACCGCAGTGCCACCATTATGCTTCAGAAGCTCCTGAAGCTGAAGGCTGATGGCCTGTTCGGCGAGGTCACCGAGAACGCCCTGATGAGGGCGCAGGAGGCGCATGGCCTGACCGTGGACGGAATCTGCGGCCCTGCCAGCTGGAAGGCCATTTCCGGGGCTTCCAAGTACCTGTGAAACATCCGATATAACCAACACAACAAAACGGCGCAGGGGTGTCTCTCCGCGCCGCTGATACTTATAGGAGGCAATATCATGGAAGCTATGCTGAACTTCATCCCCGCGCCCATCGCCATCGCTCTGATGCTGCTGGGCTTCGTTGCTCTGGCAGTCGGTGGCATCCGGCTGGGCTACAAGGCCACCGTCAAGGATCTGGCGCTGGAGCTGGTCGAAAAAGCCGAACTGTCCATCATGGGCAGCGGTCAGGGCGCCAAAAAGAAGAAGCAGGTGTTCGCTGCTCTCCGCGCCAAGTGCCCGGCGGCTATCCGTTGGGCCATCACCGACGAGGTGCTGGATGCAGTCATCGAACACGCCTTTGATGTTATGACCGCAGCACTGGGCAAAAAGTCTTGACTGCTGCATGAGTGCCGTGTAAAATAGAGGCACTTGAAAAGCTTCGGCTTTTGTAGAGAGCGGCCCGGCATGGTCCACTCTTGATTTTATATTTGGCTACCTCGGTAGCGCGCAAAAATCCCCCTGCATTGACCTTCGGGCCAGTGTAGGGGGATTTTTTGTTTGTTTAGAACTTCATCTGTGCAGCGTCTTCAACACTCACGTCGTCGAAACACCGGGTCAGTTCATCAAGGACTTTGCGCTGTGTTCTCTCACTCAAACCGGCGTTGCGCATCGCTATGACACAGTAGCCGATGCAGGCTGCGTTTGACCACGGTCCATTCAGTGACAGGAGCATTTCTTCCATATCGATTACCTCCGAAGATCTCCATTGTATACGCGAACCAGCACCCAGTTGGACAGCGGTTTGACGTTCCCGGTCCAGTCCCGGAGGGCTTCATCGGTTCCGCAAGCCTCACAGATGTACACGCCCTTGGCGTGGCGGCTCAGTGCTCCGTGGGTCAGCTTGTCCGGCATCCTCTCGCCGCAGCGGGGGCACAGCGGCCAGCCCTGCTGCTGGTCATAGACCATCTTCTCAATAGCTTTTTCGTCCGTCATTGTACTTCCTCCTTAAACATCTCGGCTAACCGAGTGATATGCAAACCAGTGACCGCGCCGCCGGAACAGATAGAACCAATTCGTGAACTCCTGCCCTGTGCAGTCATAGGGGCTGTTGTAAGCTTCCAGATAGCAGTTGCCGCGGAACCAGTCGGCGGCATCCGCCTTGTGCGCCTTGTCCAATTCATCAGGCAGCTGAACAAGCTCCAGGCGGCCGTCATAGTCGGCACAGATGATATGCACATCAGGGGCGGGGCGGTTATTGTAATTCCGAATCTCCCTCTTAATGGTTACCGCCATGTTTTTCACGGCTGCCTTCTTTTCGGCAGAGGCCGGAACATCGCTCTGCATGAACATCAGGAGTGCGTACGCATCACGCAGCCTCTCGTTATCAGTAATGCTGAACATGGTCACAACCTCCTTACTTCATGTTCTGGCGTTCCCAATCGGCCCAGCGGTAAATTTCCTTGCAGGACATGGATTCCGGCTTGCTGGTCTGGATATAGTCCTGCTGGCCGAAGATTTCCAACTGGTCGATGTTGTCCGGGCTCTGGGTGATGATTTTCGCCGGGCGGCCAACCTCACCGCCGGGAATCTCAATGCGCCACAGGTACAGGTTGTCATCAAAGTAGAAAACGTTCGGGATGTACCGCTCTTCTGCATCGGTGCCCTCGATATCCAAGATGTATTTTCCGAGGGCGCCGAAAACCTCCAGCCGGGTGGGAGCCTTGTCGCGGTCGTTCATATCGTACAGCTTGATATCGCAAGCCGTTCTGTTGCGGAAGGAAACCTCGGAAATGGTGCCAGTGTATTTGTAGAGTTTCATGTCTTAGACCTCCTTGACTTCCACGGTCTTGAGGCTGCCCTCGATGTAGCCACGGCCACGCAGATGTTCGCAGCTCCAGCAGAAACCGATTGCTCGCTCACGGATGAAGTAGGCGGTATGGTCCGCACGATCCTCATTGAATGCGGCGTGGATTTCTTTTGCCCGCTCGTCTTCCACCAGAATAGAGGCACTGGCCTCGCCGATTTCGCCGTTCTGACCGTGCTTCATGTCCTTGGAATCGTAAGTAAAGATTACCTTTTTCATTGTTTTGCCCTCCTCAGTGCAGCTGGGTGCTGTGCTGGTTGTAGGTGACGGTATACACGCCGCTCTGCTTGGTGATCTGGATGTTGCTCACCACGACACGCTTCAGGCCGAACTTCCGGCGAACGAATTCCTTGACCAGCGGAGAAGCCTTTTCGGAAAGGTGCTTCTTGATGCGGCAGTCACGGCGGCAGTAGCGCTCGAAGCGCTTTTCATCGGCTGCGGTGGCCTCCTCTCGCGTTCCGTAGAACACGGAATCGTCGCGGTTGCTGCTCAGCTTGTAGAACTTCTCGCAAGAGATGACCTCCAACCGGTTGTTCCAGATGACATCCCGGCGCTGGTTATCGTTGGGCTTGACGTTGTCAGCGGCGATGCCGACCACGAGCTTCAGACCTTCCAGCTGATTGTAATCTTCCCATTCGGTGAAGCTGTCCAGCAGAACGCGGACAATCTGCTTACCGTCGGTCAGGTCGATGTGAGCGATCTCGCCCTGACTGCCGGACATCGAAGCGGTGTTGATGATATAGCCCTGTGCGATGTAGCTGCTGACAGTCTCGGTGAACTTGCGGTTGATATCGATGTACTTCATTGTGTTACCCTCTTGTCTTTCTGGCCTTACTCTGATAAAATAGAGGGCGGCCGGGGTAAGGCTCCCGGCTCGCCGTTGGTTCGGTGTTGAAGATCAGTTGCTTTGGACGGTGGCTGGTCTTCTTTTTTTACTCTTCCATAATCTTCTTGACGCTCTCACGGAGCTCTTCCAGCGTGTCGCATTTCTCGATGAGTTCGAGGATTGCGTTGAGCAACGCCTTGGTTACGTTCATGTCTTCCATTCACCTCACTCCTTTCTGTAAGGGGCTTTCGCTCTCTGCCTTACATCTACATTGTACACCTTTTCGGTTTACTTGTCAATAGTTTTGATAAACTTTTTTGATTTACTTTGAAATAAAAGAGGTTGACAAGTAATTGATTTTGGTGTACCCTATACATGAAAGGAGTGGATGAACACATGACAGTGTCGGACATCATCAAGGGGCTGCTTTCCATGACAGGGAAGAAGCAAGCAGATCTGGCCGAAGTCCTCGGTATGAGCAGCAAGCAGGCAATGAGCAACAAGGTGCGCATGAACCGCTGGTCGGCAGATGACCTTATCAAGGCGGCGGAACTGTGCGGCGGCAAGGTTGCAATCATCATGCCGGACGGGCAGACCATCCAGCTGCGCAATGATGAAGACGAAAAAAGCCCGGACGCTTGACGCATCCGGGCAGGAGAGGTTATTTCTTGCGAGACTTGTTCACGGTCTGAGGGATGTGCCGCACCTCTTTGACCCTACGCTCCGGGTTGGGTTCTCTCACGATGAGGTCATCCAGTTCGCAGTCAAGGGCTTCGCAAATGAGGTCGAGATCATCCAGGCTGACTCGCTCTGCAAAATCGTGGTACAGCTCATTGATGGTCTGGGAGCGAATCCCTGTTGCACGTGCAAGTTCGCTCTGTGTCATCCGTCTTTCGCCGAGGCGGGTAGACAGCAAAATCCTAATCATAGCCTTTGGTCTCCTTTGTTGCTGATTTTAGCCGATTCATGGTCGGCTTGTCTGCATTTTGGCAAGAAACCCTCTATTCCGGCAAGTTTTTCCGTATTTCGGAAAAATCTAACAGGAAATAAAACAAAAAAGACCCAAACCTCGCATGAAATGAGGTTTGGGTCTTTTTTACTTACTTTCTTATTTTCGGTAGGGAACAAAACAAGACGAACACCGAACCAACCATCTCGATTGTACTGTGTTCGCCTAGTTCTCTTTTGGTTGGGGATGAGAGAATCGAACTCCCACAAGTAGAGTCAGAGTCTACCGCACTACCACTATGCAAATCCCCAATATT